TAATTTAATGAATCCTTTAATTTTGAAAAATCCTCATTTACCTTATCTAATTCAGCCTTCAATGTCTTTTGCTCTGATATAACTTTTTTTAGTTGTTCACTAAATTCATTTTTAACCTCGTCTAATTTTTTACTGAATTGTTCTTTATCTTCTTGTGAAAACATTTCCTTATCATCAAATTGTTCATCAATAATTTTTTCTATAGTTTCAAATTGTTCTTTATATTTTTCAAATTCTTGATTATTTTCATTAGATTTAGCATTTATATTTTCAGGTGTCTTTATAAGTTCCTCATGCAAATACTCAAGCCACTTTTTAATCTCCATTTTAATATAATCAAAATCATAGTATTTAAATGATTCAACGTTAGCATATTTCCCCGGAGCCAACCTCCCTTTAAAAACATAAGCCAATTTTGTAGCTTTTGACAATCCAAAACTTACTGAATTAGTATCATTAATCACTTCTTTAGTGCTAGGTATATCGAATTTAAAATACCAACCCTCATTGCTATAAATATACTCTATGTTTACAGCAGCTCCATTGTTTATTATTTTAAAATCATCTGCATCAAACTTAGCACAATTTAGGATATTTCTAATTTCTTTATAAAAATCATATGACATGCAAACTCCCCCTTTTATATAATACAATTATACAAAAGTTGTTATATTCCTTCTAAAAATTACAATTTACCACCATATTTTTCTTTTTAATTTTCTATTTTAATATCCCCATTCCATTTGAACCATTTATCTTTTCGGCTATACCTGTTGTTGCATCTGGACCATCATCATGTTTGTTCTTACCCTCACGCTGATATTTAATCATTGCATCATAATATTCTGGCCATTTATTATTCCAACCTACAGGATAATATATATGCTCCATAACCCAAGTAGCATTTGACAATATTCTAGCTTGTTTATTCTTCGATTGATGGAAAGGCTTTATAATAGTTTTATTGCTGTTGAACTTATCTCTAAGTATTCTTTTAACACTTCTAGCAAATCCACCTCCACCATTATTACTCTCAATATCAGCTTTATTAACTCCATCATCATAAAACATTTTTGCAGTTGCAGGTTCTGTTTTTTCCATGCCCTCTTGCGTATATAGAACATTGATAACATAAGCCTCTTTGTTATATTCAACATAATCAATTGAACATAAGTAATCTTCTCCTGTATCTGCAGTATCCGTATAATTTCTAATAGCTGTATACAATGGATTCCCTTTATCATCTTGTGGCAACTTATTATAAGTTTTAAAGCTGCTATACAATCTACCCTTAATGTCTATAGGCTCTTGCTGATAATTAGCACTAAATATGTCAGCACCCATGGCACTTTTTTTGCTCATAGCACTTTTATATGATAAAACCTCAGAACATAACATTGTCTTATCATCTTGAATAGCTTTCATAGTGATATGCTTAAATTTCTTTTTTTGTTCTTTGCACCAATCAATCATTTTACCTGCTAAGTCATTGCTATGCCATCTAGTCATAATAACAATTATCTTTCCACCTTCTTCAAGTCTTGAGAGCATTGTGTTAGTAAACCAATCCCAATGCTTTTCTAATACATCAGCATTATTAGCTTCCATGGCACTTTTAATTAAATCATCTATAATCATTAATGAAGCACCAAACCCTGTTGCAGTTCCTCCGGGAGATGTAGCAAGGTAATTATTATAACCACCCTCTAAGCTCCATAGATTCATAGCACCATCACCACGCTTTATATTTACACCTGGGAATACATCACTGAATACTGACTTATATTTATCTGCTTTAACTTCCTGAATAGTGTTTCTTACACCCTTTGAAAACATAGTAGATAAGGTTTCATTGTAGGATCCAGTCATTATCTTTTCAATTTGACTCCCACCTAAAACCCATTCAACAAAATTACCTGCTGTTCTTGATTTACCATGCCTTGGTGGTTCATTAATTACTAATACTTCATCATCGCTCTCATAGAATTCTTGAAGATCATTGCACATATCCATTAGATATTGTCTATCTGTTTTATAAAAGTCAGGTGATTTTAAATTGCAATAAAAAAAGAACTCGCGTTTTGCAAGTTCACATTTAGCACCTAATTTAATTAATTCCTTATCCATCATTAATCAACCTCTTAAGGTCATCTGTAGATAGATCTTGGAATGGGTTATTTATATTACCACTAACCTCAACCTTATCTTTAAACATTCCTAAGTGTCTTCCAATGTCTTCAAGAGCTTTAACCTTATCATGGAGTTTAATCTCTATTCCATTAGCACCTTGTTTTATTCCTGCTATAGCAACTACTTGATCTGCTGACATATCCTTAGTAGCTTTGATATTAACTCGCTTATATTGGCCCATGTCTTCAACTTCAACATAATCAGTTGTATTGGCAAATGCTATCTTAGCAAGTTCATTAAGGACTTTGTCCTGTGTTATCTCTGTACGTTTTTCTCTAACTTTCATACGATCATCTATATAAGCTTTTATTTCCGGTTTATCTAATAATAAAAAAGCTTTTTTATTTGCATATGAGTTACTATAACCCGATCTTATTGCTGCTTGTGTGACATTAAGGTCGATTAAATATTCATCACAAAATAACTTTTGCTTTGCTGTTAACTTGGCCATTAATGCCACCTCACTTTCTTCAACAAAATAAAAAAAATCCAACCATACCCTTTTAATTGATTAGTTAATTTATATTAATTATAAGTTCATTTTTTTTACCTATAAGTTGTGCTCTTAATAATTTTAGTTCCTCCCACTTTGAACTCGTTATATATGCACCATGCTTTTCTATAAATGTTTCAATTCCAGTTAGCAGTATGTTTATCATCGTTGATAAAAACTCATCACTTACACCTCCCCTTTCTGCCTCTAACATGGATTCATTGTCTTTCATTATTTTATTATAAGCATATCTCGATATCACTAATTTTTTATTTATAGAAGCCCCTCTGTCTTTTATTGTTATTGCACTTTCTTCATCACCTTCATCACCTTTTAATTTATTATTCATTTCTCTAATATCACCTTTTAATGATATTAGTTCTTGATACATGATTTTTATTACATCACTTTCTTGAAAATCCTTATTATAAGTATCAATATTCAACGCAGATTCTATTTTTAATACAGAAATTAAAGAATTATATTCCTTTCCTGGATTATTATATGTTTCTTCTAACATTTCTTTGATTTTATTTTGGTCTTCAATAACTTCCCTATAATTTAAACTTTTCTTATACATATGGGTGTTTATATTCCCAATATCAAATATTTTACTAGGATGATCATCCCCTACTAAAACAACTGGTTTATCAAATGCTTGTCTTATTCCCAATTCATATAAAACATTTGGATTTCTAGAACTTAAATCACAAATAGCCATAGGTGCTTCTAGTAATCTTCTTAATATTGTTGTATGGATAACACTACTTGATTTAGCATCATCTGCTCTGTAAGGTTTAAATTTTGCTTTCTCAATTGCAGGGATAAATATATCCTCGTAAACCCTTTTAAAATGACCATCCTCATAGCCTTCTTGATCGCTTATAGGCATAATTACAAAGCATTCAGGTAATTCTTCTTTCTTCTCTTCTATTTCCTTATTATTTAATTTAGTTTTATCCATTAAACTCCCACCTCTTTCATATAACTAATTATACAAAAGTTAGCTAAATCCTTCTAAATATTACAAATAACCATAAAATAAACCAGTAGATACACTATATATTCTCAAGCCATGTAGGGATTCCACATCCTTTCAAAATATATTTTTGTTTCTACTGGTCTATAATCATGTAATTAGGGGAGAGAATTTATGTTTCTTCTTTTGTTCAAACCTAATTTGTCTTAATATCATTATATACTACTGAAAATCAAGTGAACAGGCCATAAGACCGGACATTTTAATATTTTTTTCAATTCTTCTAATCTGCCTTTCACTTAGTCCTAAAATAATCGCGGTCTTAGCTTGTGTATAGCCTTTAATAAATCTGTAATATTGCACTTTTTGATTATTATTCTTTAAAAGACTTAAGTATTCTTTTTCTTCAACTTGTAATCCTATAGATGTTATTAGTTGTTCATCTAGCTCTATTAATGCTAATAACCGCTGCCTTTCCTTGTAGTAATCTTCTACTCTTGGCTCTGTCTTTCCACCATGAATAGAATCATAATCAGTATAACTTGTACTGCTTGGACAATCTTGAGGGCAATAAGCTTTTATATATTTTTCATCTAAATCACATAAAGCTTTTATATTATTGTCTATTCTTTGCCTGATTTCTTCTATTGCTGTATTAATCATTAGCATCCTACTCCTTTATATCAATCTCAATACCTGTCTCTATGATCCATCCTCTTTCTGTTATTAGCTTGTCCTTGTGTCCAATGTTAATCTCTTTAATTAATAAAGGTTCATCAAGATCTCTGGCAATCCTGTGACTCCTCCATAAAATCAAGATGCACATCTGAATTAAATCAAAGGTTTCTCTTATGATCTCCTTTAGGTTCTTAAGTGATTTATCTTGATAATAGTCTTCCAGAGCTTCAACTACCTCAGTGTACTCTTCTGTTAATTTACTTGCTATTTGATTTAATGATAATGTTGTATTATCTATTTTTAATCTATCATTCTTCTTTAAAACATGCATTAATAACTTCATTTCCTACAATTTCCTACCTTCCATACAAATTTTTTATATCTGTAACTTCTTTCCATATTTTAGGTGTGACAACGTGAACCAATTTTCTCTATATATGTGTATACGCGTATTAGGCATACAGGCTCGCGCGCATTATGTCTATTTTTATTAATAATAATATATAATATATTATTGTTCACATTGTACACGTTACACCCTTTAGGCTTTAGTATTACTGACTTTAGCATGTGAACAAATAGCGTGAACATGGCAAAAACTTCTGTACACGTTGTTCACTCCACTAAAAATTGTAAAATACACCTTGTACACGCTTATTTACTCCTAATTGTATTAATTTTAAAAGTTTAAGTATTTGTGTTCACATTGTACACACTATCTTTTAATCTTGCTTTTACTGCTTCTAAAAGTACATTTTGGTTAACTTCTTTACTTTCTAATGCCCTCATAACATCTTCATCAACTGTTCCTTTAGCTATTAAGTGATGAATGATTACAATTTCCTTTTGGCCTTGTCTGTGTAATCTTGCATTTGCTTGTTGGTATAATTCTAATGACCATGTTAGTCCGAACCATACAACAATATTTCCACCATATTGAAGATTAAGTCCATGACCTGCAGATGCAGGGTGTAATAATAGTATTGGTATTTGTCCACTATTCCATTTCTTTATATCACCTGAATCTTTCAACTCTTGGCCCTTAAGTTTATTCTGATTTAATACTTTCATAATTCTAGTTAAGTCATGTTTATAACTATAAAATACTAGAACAGGTTTGCCATTGGCTGCTTCAATAATATCTAGTAATGCATTTAACTTTTCATCATGTATCTCAACAACTTCCTTTGATTCTGAATAAATTGCACCATTAGACATTTGAAGTAATTTGCCTGTTAATACTGCAGCATTAGTTGCTGTTATATCTTCATTATCTAATTCAATAACTAAATCTTTTTCAAGTTCTTTGTACTGATCCATAGCTTTCTTTGGTAAATTAATTTCAATTTTATTATCAATTCTTTCTGGAATATCTAAATAGTCTTTGGCCATCATTGAAATACATATATCACCTATTCTTTCATGAATTGCATCTTCTGCACCTTCTCTGAGATTCCAGTTATAAACTATGTGTTGGTTTCTATCTCCTGGCACAAAGTATTGCTCTTTATAACCTGTAATAGTCTTTCCTAATCTTTTACCACCATCTAATAGATATAGTTGTGGCCATAAGTCTATTAATGAATTAGGTGCAGGTGTTCCAGTTAATCCTATGATTCTTTTAAAGTATGGCCTAACTTTCTTCAATGCTCTAAACCTTTTAGCCTTAGCTGATTTAAAGGAACTTAATTCGTCTATGATGCAAGTATCCCACTTCCAAGTTTTAAAATAAGTATCAACAAGCCACACTACATTCTCTCTATTAGTTACATAAATATCTGCATCTACTTCAACCGCTTCACTTCTTTGCTTTGGAGTTCCTAATATTATTGATATTCTTAAGTTTTTAAGATGATCCCACTTCTCAACTTCTGTTGACCAGGTATCTTCTGCAACTCTTTTAGGTGCTATAACTAATGTTTTATGCGCATCACCTAAGAATAATAAGTTATCTATTGCTGTTAACGAACTTACAGTTTTTCCCATGCCCATATCGAGGAATAAACCTGATTCATCATGATCCATTACGTGATTGATTGCATATTCTTGATAGTTCCATGGTGTGAAATTCAAATTATCACCTACTTTATTGTAATATGAATGATATAATAAGTTGTATCTGCTAAATGAGAGGGGGCATATTGACCATGAATAAAATACTATTTCAGAATCGCATTAAAGGCTTGTTTGATTTTATCACTCTTAAAATGTTTATACAGGCTAAATATACAAATAACATACATAAAACATCTTTAGAACACTATCGATATTTTATACATATAACTAACAATGTAGATAAGATTATTTCCACCCAATATATAAAGCCATCTAGTCCTTCAAAATCTTATTCAAATGGTTTTATACCAGCAGTATTTGGATATCCTAACATTCCAAATAAAATAATATTTTATACAGAAAAAGGTCAGAAAGCTATTAAAATAAAGCTTAGTGATAGTTTATTAAAAAAGATAAAAATACGAAAATATGATAATGCTATCTTATTATCATCAACTGATCTTAAAGGTGGTTTACTATATTTAACGAATCTAAATTATGAAATTATTGAAATTCAAGATTAATCATCACATCTATTTTTTCTATAGTGTCCAAGCATTCAACTTGAAATCCTAATTTTCTTAATTCCTTTGCTCTATATTCTTGGATTTTTCTTAGCTTTTTACCTGGTGCCTTGAGCTCTACAAATATAACTTTTCCACCAGGTAAGAGCACCATTCTGTCTGGTACTCCTATTACTCCAGTTGGATTCCATTTGTAAGCCTTACCACCTATTTTTTCTACTTGCTTCTTTAAATACTTTTCAACTTTACTTTCTTCCATGCTACACTCTCACAAAGGCTCTTTGAGTCCCATATGTCTTCCCGAATCTTAATCTACCATCATATGATTTCCAACCTTCTATACCTTTTAAAATATCATTTATTTCGCGTGACATAATTGGTGTAAGCATCTTAGGTTCGCCATTAAATAACTCGCACCATATTTCCATTACACAGGTTTTACTTCTTGTGATATCACCTGCAGGTGTTTCTCCAAAATCTCCACCATGTATATAATTTCTCTTTTCTGATATACCTAAGCCATACCAATCATCTGTAATAGGTTTGTTTAAATATTCTTCTATAAGACCTGCCTTTGCGCTTTCTTCACTATGTGATTCTTGTTGCTTCTTAGCTTCTTGTTCTTCTTCATGACTTAAATATAAAGGCTCGTTGTTCTTAAATAACTGCAAAGCTTCTGCCCATATTTGATCTACTTCATTATCTAAATCCTTAAATACATTTTTATTAGGTTTATTTACCGCAATATCTACTGGCCAAAATCTTCTATTACCTGTACTATCTCTTAAAAACTCATGTTCATTACTTGTTCCTATGAATATACATTGTCTAGGGAATCTGCTTGTTCGTCTTCCATATGCAACTCTGTATATATCTTCTGTCTTACTTAAGAAATGTTTTGTTGCTTCAATATCAGCCTTTTTTGTGGCCATCATTTCAGCCATTTCTAGTATCCATACTCCTTGTAGTTGTTCATAAGCTTCTTTACCACTTACAGTAGATAAACTATCACTATACCAATCCTTACCTAACTTTTTAATTATTGTACTTTTACCTACACCTTGTTTTCCACTTAGAATAAGCATATTATCAAACTTAATACCTGGAACAAATACTCTTGCAACTGCTGCAGTTAATACTTTTTTTGATACTGTTCTTACATAACTACAATCTTCTGCACCAAGGTAATCTATAAATACGGTATTGACTCTTTCTACCCCATCCCATGAAACACTATTTAAATAATCTTTAATAGGATGGAATGAGTGCTTTTCAAAACTTAATGCTAATGCATCAGCACATTTTGCAGTACTTGAAATACCATAGTATTTTTCAATAAATTCTCTAAGTCCACTATCATCAGTATCGTTCCAATCTTCTTTATTATTCTTATTTCTCCATGGAAGTTTACCAACTACAACAGCTCTGTTAGAAAATTCATTAAAAGCTATATTATTTCTAAGTAGTGGTTCATTTTCAATTACTAATGAAAAGTTACTTATTGTACTACCAATCTTTCCTTGTACAGTATAAGTAAGATTCTCAAGCCATTCTGTGCTTATTTCTTCATCTGGTATAACTGTGTCAAAATCTTCTTGGGCCTTCTCCATACGCTCTTTTCCTAAAGTCTGCATTACCTTATTGTCATTAGCTGCAAACTCTGACATTCTAGTGAATGATGGAAGTCTATTAGCAGGAGTATCTTCTTTTGCATCATCATCTAAATCACCAAATTTATGAATCCTTATTAAGTCAAAGGCATTACATAACATTCCACTAGTTGGATCCGTACCATGATGACTAAATGAAAACTTATCTTCATATATAACTAATCCACCTGAAGTACTTCCATCTGTATATGTGTATCTAGTATCATCAGCACCTGCAGTATAAATATCTTCTAAGAACTCTGCTATTGCTTCACTAATACTATAGGTCCTACAAAATGCACCTATAACACCTTTCTTTTCTAAAGGATCTTCTTGCTTTTTAATAGCTGAATTTAACTTTGCTCTAGCTCTTGAACTCTCTGGCCAATAACTTACATCTTCCCAACCAAATGTATATCTTTCTAATATTTCATCAGGATTAAGCCACTCTAAATCTTGTACTTTAAATACATAATCACCATCACTTGAAGTTGATGGCCAATACATCAATCTTGATGGCTCATAGGTAGTATCATCAAATTGATCTATTCCTATATCATCAGCAATCATTCTAGCTATAGCTTGATATTCATCAGGAAGAACTGGTCTTGATAATGGAATTACAATCCTTAATCTTTGGTTATCAGATGCATGAGTATGAGTTGAATACATGGTAACTGAAAAGTCCCATAAAAGTTCTATGCTTGACCATACATCACCAACAACATAATCTAAATCTAATGTTAATAGAGTTCTGTTAGCAACATTCTCTGCCTTTCTACGACCATTTTTAAGACTACCACCAACAAACCCTCCAACGTCTTTTATTCTGTCTCTATCAGTCTTTGGCATCTTCTTATATTCTGAATAAGTTTCATGTGTTCTTGTTGTATTGCTTAATTTTTCAACTAAGACTGAATACAATATATTTTTATTTTTCCAATGCTTTGATGTTTTGCTGCTTCCTGTTGCAAAAGCTACTTGGCCATCATGTTTTATTTTAAATATTGGATTATCATTTGCTTTTGTAGATTCCAAAGTATAAACCTCCTTCCCTGCATCTGTGTTTAGTATCTTTTCTTTCATATTAGTATTGTAAATTTTCAAACTCTCCCTGATCCGCTCTTGATTCTTAGTTCTTTTATATAAAAATGTTTCAAAGTCCATGTTTTTGAAAATACTAGGTTGATTACAATATGCTGCATAATCTATATAGAAGTTTCTTTCTTCACTATCCCAACAATTAATATCTCTCATTACATAAGGCAAACTCTTATTTTTTCTACACCATTCAACTCTATTTATTAGTAACCCAATATCCATATTTTTATTTTGATAAATGTAAAATTTTAATTTCCAATTCTTATAGATATATTTTTTTATGATTTTTAATTGTCTTTCTAATAATGGCTGATACTTAGGATCATCAAAAGCAAATATATATTCACCCATATAATTAAGATTGGATAGCAATTTAGCATTGTCTTCATTTATCAGTCTAAAGTCTAATCCTTGGTTAAATTCACATTTAATATTGCGATCTATGAGATATTTGAATACTTCCATATGCTTGTCATAAGCTAATATATTATTATCAAGGAATTTAACTTTATCATGCTTAATAACACTCTCTATAGAGTTATAAGCTTTTAATTTCCCCTCAAATTTAGGTACTTTACAAAACCAACACTCATTTGGACAACCTCTTGTAATAAATCCATAACTTGTATCTTCATCATGAAAATAAAATGGATCTGTTTTTTCTATTTCTATTGGTAATTGCAATGATGGATTTATTGAACCAATGCCACCATATACAACATTACTACAACCTATTATTTCAAATCTGTTTTGATTGATTTCAAAAATATTGCTAGAGTACACTATATTAAATCCACTCGCATCAACTATTACTTTCTTCCTATCGGGATATCCATCTAGCTTCAAGTCTTTCATAGCAACTTCATGATCCGCTCTAAAATAGTTATACATTCTCCTTATAGCAATATTAAATCTCCCATCAACATTTACTAATAAGATATTCACTTAGTTTAGCTTCCTTCCCTTAGTTGATACTTTATGAATTACTTAATACCTTTTTAAACTGTTTTAATTCTTCTATCTTTGCAATAACTGCTTCAAGTCCACTACTAGCAGTTATATTAATTTCTCTATCTACAATACTTTTAAATGCTAATTCTAAATTAGGATGATAGCTTATTGTTTTCCATTGATCCTCAAATACTTCAACTATTTTTCCATCTTCTTCTTTAGGCTTTGGTGTATATCTTTCTTTAACTACAACATTTAATGGATCTGAGGTTTCTATTCTATATTTATCATTAAGCGGTATTCCAACTGTCTCTTCTCCTAAAAAGTCTAAATCGTCCATAACTTATTCCTCCTTAATCTTTTTTGTAATAGCTGCATTCATAACCATCAGCACTTAAAGGTAATCCTTTGGCCCAATCAATAGATTCACCAAAAATACTATTAACTTCTTCTATACTTCCAAAGCCTTTAGGTACATCCATAATAATTTCATCATGTACATGCATTACAATGTCATATCCTGCTTTAGTAACCTTAAACATAGCTTCTGCTAAACAATCCCTTGCAACAGCTTGAACAATATTTTCTACAAGCTTTGGCCCATAAGTTTCTAAAATAGTCCATTGTTTACTTGTTTGCTCCATGCCTTCATAAGTAATAATAGGTTTGTCATATGGTCCAGGTTCAATCTTCGGTCTTATATAACTTAGTTTTCTACCTGAAGGCAATTGAATAAATAAAACTCCAGGATTATATATAAATTTAATTCCATATTGAATACATACTGTAGTTTTTTCTTGTATAGCTTTTTTAGCTGCTTTATCACAATCCCACCAGAACTTAGTTATTTTAGGATTTGCATTTCTCCAACTCTTAACTAGTCCTGGTAATTCTTCTTCCGGAATACTCTTAGATTTATCCATTGAGATAAGAGCTCCAACACTTCCACCATAACCTAAGGCCAATTCTGATATTTTTCCTTTTTGCCTAAGATCACTACCTTTTTTAATACTTTCAATTGGTACTTTGAACATTTGACTTGCTGAAGCTTCATATATTTTTCCATGAGTGTTGAAAACATCAAGTCTCCAAATTTCATTTGCTAACCATGCAATAACTCTAGCCTCAATAGCAGAAAAGTCAGCTACTAGAAATCTATTTCCTTCTGCAGGTATAAACGCAGTTCTTATAAGTTGACTTAATGTATCTGGAATACTATCATATAGAAACTCTATATCATCAAATTTTCCTTCTAATACTAAGTTTCTCGCATCATCTAAGTCAGGCAAATGGTTCTGGGGTAAGTTCTGTACTTGTACTAATCTTCCTGCCCACCGACCGGTCCTGTTAGCTCCATAGAATTGCAATAATCCTCTTATTCTTTCATCTGCACATCTTGCAACTTGCATTGTTTGATATTTCTTAATTGAAGTCTTACCCATAAGTTGCCTTAGTTCTAAAATTCTTTTAACTTCATCTATCCCTTGAAGCTCTGCATCTCTTATTAATGTTGGTATAGTATCTTTTGTAAGACTACCAACTGCATATCCTATTCTTTGGCCTATCCATTCTTTTAGTTGAGTTGGACTATTAGGGTTGCTTAATCCTGTAAGCTCTGTAGCTTCAATCTTTAATTTTTGTGCATATCCTGCATCACACTCAATAGCTTTTTCTATTAACTCAATATCAGCTCTTACCCCTCTATCATTGATATGTTGGTCTAATTCCCATAGTTTTTGTTCTTTATCTGTAGCTTTATATTTACTTAATTTATTTCTAATATCTCTTTCAGCTTCAACATCTTGCTTACAATATTCTTTAAACAATTCCCACTTCTCAGGTGCATGTTCTGGAATATTTCTAACTCTTTGGCCATTAACTTTAGTTGGCTTGCAAGGCTTACAGAAATACTGAATTAAAGCTTTACCTTCTTTCATTTTTTGCTTATCTTCTTCAATATGAAGCGCCTTACCTACCATATCTAGTGAACCTGGTAAACCTATAGTCAAGGCTTTTATCATTGTACATTGCCATTCTTCTGGTGGACACCATGTTTGCATCATGTAGTTTTGAATTGCATTTCTTTCAAAGTTTGCATTAAATGCACTTTTAATTACATTAGGATTATCAAGAGCATCTATAACTCTAAATGGTATATTTTCATGGTTTTTAAAATCTACAATTTCTACTGGTTCATCATTGAAAGCATATGCAAATAGCATTATTTCAAAAGATGGATGCTCACAATATTTATAAGCACCCACATTTTTAATATCTAAGTCACAATATGTTTCAACATCTATGCTTAGTATGTCCATATTCTTAACCTAAGAAGTCATCTTCTGCAGAACCTACTGCCGTAAAATCATCTTCTGCTCTTGTAAATCCGCCTAATGGCTCACCATCTTCAAGCTTTTGAACATTACCAAGTCCACATGCTACTCCTTTATTGCCACTTGCTGAGTATGCATAAAAATTAAGTGTTAATCTACCATAACAACCACTATATACTTCTGTTGCATCCATTACTGGTTGTACATTTGCATCTACTACACCAGGCTTATTCTTACTATTAGCATTTAGAAAATAGCATCCTGCATAGGCTTCATCGTCTGGTCTTTCTGCATCCCCATCTCTTAATGGTGTTTTCAAATTAGGTGGAACTTTACCGCCCCATTTAGCCGTACCTTCTTTTTTAACTTGATCTACTGCTTCCTTGATTGCTGTAAGAGTTTCTTTATCACTCTTTGGAATTAATACACTAGTTGAATACTTTGCCTCATTACCTTCAATTGCATGTGGTTCAAAAAGATGTGTATAAGATAGTCTTACCTTTCCTGTAGTTACCTTTGTTCCTGCTCTTGTTGCTTTTATCATAATTAATCATTCTCCTTTAATTGATTTAATATTTTATTTGTTATGCTATCTAATTGATCTAATTCTTGTTTTGTTATATCTGGGCATTCTTCTGCTAAACCTTTTAGAAATAAATTTAACCCTAGAACTATTTTTCTAATAAAATTCATATTTAATCACCTACTCAAAATCTGCTTTAACCGAATTAAATACTGGTCTTTTATCACTCTCAGGTGCAAGAGTTGGTTTGCCTGGCGGTTTCTCAATATAATCCCCAAGTAACCTAACAACTTCTTTTTTACCTATAGCTGTTTCCATATTTGTAATACCAGTAAGTTTCTTAGTATATATAATATTTTCAACGAATCCTTGCTCAAGTAATATGTCACCAACTGCTTTTTCATCAGTCCATTTTCTATTACTTCTACCTTCAACCACTTTATAACCTGGATATTCTATTCCTTTTAGTGCTTGATCTAATGCATGTTCTTTTATTTTTGTGCCCCAACTTACAAGACTGTCTACTTTTCCTAATACATCTGCAATTTCTTCATTGCTTAAAATCAAACTATCTGAAAATTCATATTTAGCAAGTTCCATATTATATTCTTCTTGAGCTTTGCAAACTGCTATAGCTCTACAGAATTTGCAATGACTGCCTACACATAATTCACCTTCACCTTTGATTGCAAGTTCTGCTGTTGGTCTAACAACTTCATCTGCCCATTTAATTAAATCCTCAACTGTCATTTCATCAGTTGATATGCTATCAAGTCTTGGTTGGATAATTGTCATTTTTACATTTTGAATATCATATAAGAATCCAAACTCTGTTATTGCTCCAAGTGCATATAGTCTCATTTGTGAATTATCTATAGCTGATACTGGCGTCCCTGTTCCATATTTAAGATCACATATTTCCATTGTCCCATCTGCTATTATTACAAAGTCACCAGTCCCAAATCCATCTGGTACCCACTCACTAAAATCTAATCTTTGTTCTACTATAGCTATTGCATCTGGAGTAGTTGCTTTAGCTTCTGCAACTTTCTCCATGCAAGTATCTGTGTAAATCTCAACGTAATCTGGCATATCCTTTTTGTAGAGTTTATTTGCTTCTATCTTCTTAAATTCAGAACTAAATTTTTTCTTAGTAATTTCAGCTAATTGGAGCCTTAAACTTAGTTCCCCAAGTTCATGTGCCAATGTTCCTTCTTCTGCAGCTTCACTAGTTTTATTTTCAAAACCCTTTTCTAGTTCAACACTAGGTGTGCAGTTAATCCACTGATGTGACGAACTTGCACTTAATATTGCATGTTCAGCCATTATAGCAACGCCTCCACATCCTTATATGCATCTGCATAACATTCTTCTTTTAAATCTGGTAATTTAGCTGCACCGTATTTACTAACGATGTTTTTAACTTCTGCTGACTTACCTGCTTTAATTGCTTTAGAACATATTGCTCTTACCATTACACTAGTAATCTCAACTTCTTCACCTGAGTTTTCTTCACTAACTTCTACATCCTTTAGTGGTTCTGTAGATGTCGTATCAACTCCAGTTACTTCTGCATCAACTTTAGTTGCTTCTTCCTTCTTATCTTCAACTGGTGCTACTTTATTCTTTTTAACTTTTTCAGTTGCAACTTTAACTTCTTCTTTTGGCTTTTCTGTCTTTACTGGTGCTGATTGCTCTGACACTGTTATATTTGTTATCGCAGTACCACCAAACATACCTACAAAGCTTAATAATTCTTCTCTTGATTCAAATTCCACATTCATTTTCATAATTAATTTTCCTCCTAAAATTTATTTAACTTTTTTACTTACTATGTCTACCCTAAGAAGTCTTCTTCATTAAATTCTTCTTGCTCCTGCTTCACTATTGGATTAATATCTAACTTTTCAGTAGTCCCAAAATGTTTGAGTCTTAATTCAAGTTTTAATTTTTCTATTCCATTATTCCAATCATGAAAGATCTCCTTTGATGGATCACCAACTTGTGAATATTTATCGCATTTTTCCTTACAGATTTTTGTATTATAAGGACATATACCACCCCCACCATGAAGGAATGCACAACCATCCATTGGCAATTTTACCTTTGTGCCATATCCCATTAATCAAAACCTCCTAAGAATAATTTTTCCTCATAAGCTTCAACATCTGGACTGATATTTTTAACAATCCATTTCTCTGCTTTTTCTATATGAAGCTTGCTTGTTGAATATCTGCTAAATATTCCTATTGAATATGAATTGCTAGTTGGTACAATTACTACATCATCTTTCTTTAAATCTTCAATGTCTGTGAAATATGAGTACTCCTGGTCAAAGCTTCTTCTTTGAAACTTAATTAGTGCTACTTTCTTACTCATGGCTATATACCACCTAGTTTTAAAATTTTATCTCTTTGCTTTTTAGGCAACTTCATAAGTTCATCTAAATCTACACATACAAATCCTGTTTCCCATTGACCTATAAACCATGCTTTAACTTCCTTATTAGGTGGTTCAGGTATTACTTTCTCATTTGGATTGTTATATTTCCACTCCTGGATCCATACATCTTTCTTAGCTTGAATTACGTCTTCTTTAGCTTGCTGAATTTCTTTATCCCAATTTTTTATTACAATCACACTCCTTTGTGATATAATGAATCTTGAATATTTTTATAATGCTACTTGGACTACTTTGGTCGGTGTCCTAGTGGCTTTTTGTTTGTACATTCTTACTACACCTGCTGCTTGAGCTGTTGTCATGCCTATAATTTCGCCAATCTCTTTGTAAGACTTACCCTTATCTTTGAGACTTAGGATATTTTCAACATCTTTTTCTGAATATTTACTAGGCCTTGGATTCATTTGTCTGCAATGACCCTTAAATGCAACTGCCATCTTAGTGAGTGCTTTATCAATCGACATCTCTTTTCGTATACATAAATAAAATGCATACCAATTTTCTTTCAACTTTTTCACCTCTCTCAATATCTTAAAAATACATTTGCACAGCCTGTACAAATTTCTATAAACTTTTTAGGTCCTGTAGTTTTTCCAAATCCAATTCTATTAAATTTAATGTCTTGGTCTGTTGCTGCTAGGATATCTTTGAATTGTTCATCAGTGGTTCTAGTCTTTAAGTCAGTTAAAAACTCAAATACCATAGTCTCTTTTAATTCTTCAATTTCTAGTGTTGCCGCATTTGTGTAGTATGATTGACCTGACGTTGTTACATTAGTAACTTTTACGTTGTGAGCTTCTAGTATTTTAGATAAAACCTCAGTACTTGTAATCTCTATTTTCTCGATTTTAGTAAGTAATGCATCAATCTCTATTTCACTAAGTGGTGTATTAATCTCAATAAATTTCATTGTATTTACAGTTTCATCAACTGACAATTTGAATCTTGGCATTTTGTAATTCCTCCTTCTGTTTATTACGTGCATATTCCAAATATTCAGTTTTAGTAACATTTGCTTGAGATAGATCTTCATGAAATTGTTCAACTTCACCAGTAAATAGATGATCTATAGGTTTTGTATCCCAAACATAATATAAAGCTTCAAGTGAATTTCTATTTGACAATTTAATCACTTCTTTCTATTTATTTCCTTTCAAAAATATGGTAAAATATTGTTGAAAGGAGGTGTATTTTAATGAATATGGTTTCAGTGTCTTCTAGTAATCTTGTAGCTGTAGGGTATGATAAAGCTTCTACGACTTTAAGGATTCAATTTAATTCAGGTTTATATGACTATTACAATGTTCCCGAAAACATTTATAATGGTCTTTTAAATGCTTCATCAAAAGGTGAATATCACCATGCTTTTATCAAAAATTCTTACAGATACAATAAGGTAGCCTAATCTGTAATAATTAAAACTATTGCTGGACCACATACTGATATATTTTCTTCTTTATGTGGTTCTAGTTCTTTGGTTTCTACACCATTTCTTTTTGATAGTTCTTTAACTAAATCCTTAGTAGCAATTTTTGAAATATCCATTAATTATTCCTCCCTCTAAACTCCATATTTAATTGCAAGTTCTTTTGTTATGGCCAAGAAACATTCTAAAAGTTTCTTCTCTTCACCTATAATGTCTAAATTACTAACTGCATTAATTTTTGATTTGCAAGCACCCTCTAATGCCATTTTCTTTTGCTTATTAGTTTTTCTTATTTTTAATTGACAAGCTGCTCTTCTTTCTAAACTTGTGTAAATTTCTTTATATACATCTTGGATAAATTGATTTCCACCAAGCTTATGTGCTATCTTGACTATTAGATTTTTAGAATCATTTTTCCAATCTGTAGAATTTAAAGCTACTATATCCTTAATTCCGTCTATCTTAGTATTAGTCTCTTTAATCTCAGCTTTTATCTTCTTTTGTTCTAACTCACTATTTGCTAATGCTTGAAACATCTTATTGAACATCTGAAGTTCTGGTGATAAGTTATCAGTATTCAAAGTATTATCTTTGGGATTAAAATAACTTTCTTCTAATGCTTCATATACATCCCAAGCTTCATCTGTATCTAAAATTTTTGCATGTCTTGCTGCCCCTCTATCTGTCCAAAGATACAACTTGTTTACATTAGCAGATACGCTTTCAGCGTTGTTGCTTTTAAACTCTCTTAATAACTCACCTTGAAGCAATACATAATGTTTACCTTCTATAAATCTTTCTTCATTTCTTTTGAAATTTTCAGTTATTCTTCTTTCTTCTGTTCCATACTCTTCTGATAAAACTTTAGTCATAATAATTCTTTGATTTTTAAATTCTAATGGCATTAATTTGTTCATTGGCTTGTCCTCCTTAAAATATATTTCTCGTTCCAATTCCTCAATCTGAAAATTACAAGGTTGTAATTGCTTTGAATTTTAATATAGGCTTGTCTGAATTTTAGTTATGTTATGCTAGTTCTTTAACATTATTCAAATCTGAATAATCTTTGCCACCTGCATTTGCTATAAATCTTTCCAACTCTAAAGATGTTACTTTAAGTGCTCCAAGCTTCAATACTTGTAAATGACCTGCTTTTATAAGTTTATACGTATCAGATACATTTATTTTTAACTTTTTAGATACTTCTTTTATTGTGTGTAGTTCCATAGCTAGTCCTCCTTAATTTTATTTTTAATACTTTTTTACTCTTAAGTTGAAAATTACAGGTGTAATTGCTTTTGAGTTTTAGATATGCTTGTCTGATTATTAATTATGCAAGTAATACTTTAATTCTTGTGAATTTTTCTTTATAACAACTAAGTTCTTTTTTAACTAAGTTTTACTCTCCTTTTTGTAAAGTATCTTTTCAAGACACTTTGTCATCAAAAAAAATTTCCATTGCTTTATCAGTTTCAATTTCTAAGAGATCCATTAATATGCAAATTTCCTGTCTAGTAAAATCACTCTTCATACGTATTTTTCTATACCATGCAGACTTACTAATTTTTAAGATTTTTACAATCTCACTTACGTTTTTGCCTTTTAATGCGATTTGTGCCTTCAATAAGTTTATATTCAATGTCTTTTCAACTCCTTTTGTGTCGTTTGGGACACTTTTAGTATATTCTCATTTCAAAATACTGTCAAGCCTAAAAAGACACTTTTAAAAAATATTTTTATCAAAAGTTGCATAAAAGACACAAATGTATTATAATGGATACATGAAAGCGAGGGATTATGTTGGATATTAAAAATATTATTCGTGAAAAAAGATTAGAGTTAAATCTTACATATGAAGAATTGGGAAATATGATTGGTGTTGGCAAAAGTACCGTTAGAAAATGGGAAACTGGCATGATAGAAAATATTAGACGTGATAATATAGTTGCTCTTGCTAAAGCTTTAAATATATCCCCAGCATTAATAATGGGTTGGGATATTAAAGAAGATGAAAATGTTGATATTAATATTCAAGTTTTAAAACAAAATGAATTAATAAATGAATTTAATAAATTAAATAGGATTGGTAAAGAGGAAGCTTTAAAAAGAGTCTCTGAATTAACTGAAATAAATAAATATATAGAAAATACATACGATGAAACAAGTGCTTCTAAACATAATATAACTGAATTATATGTAGCTGAAAAACACGCAGAATATAACTTCGCTGCACATGATGATGGACTTTCTCCTGAAAAAGCTAAAGAAAGAATAAAGAAAGCTAAAGCAATATTTAAACAAATGGATGAAGAAGAGTAATCGAGGAGTGGATTACATATGACAAGATATGAAAAATTATTAGTTAAGGCTGAAAATAATGGTATAAGGGTAAAAGAAATAGATTTTGGTGATTATGAAGAATGTGGTTATTATTGCAATAATAAAATATTGATAAACAATAGATTAAATGAAAAACAAAAACATGGTGTTCTCGCCGAAGAGTTGGGACACCACTATAAAACATATGGAGATATAAGTGACCAAACAAAATTAGAAAATAGAAAACAAGAATTAGTTGCTCGTAGACATGGATATACATTTGTATTAGAGCCATTGGACATAGTTTATGCAATGAAATGCGGTTGCAGTAATATATATGAAATAGCAGATTTTTATGAATTAACTGTAGATGAAATGACTAATATCATGGATGATTTTAAGAAGCAATATGGTATTGGTAAAAGATTTGATAAATATTTTATTGCGTTTGAGCCTACTTTCGCTTTTGTTAAAATGTTTAATGCTGAAAATGTTTCTTAAAATTGCTAATATCCAGTTTAATACTGGTTTATTTTATAAACGCAAGGCGAACAACAGTTCGAAAAAATACAAAAAGGAGTGATTTTTATGCGTGGAAGTATTCGTAAAAGGGGTGACATATGGTATTATCGTTACCGAGAAAATGACAAATTGATTGAAAAAAGAGGTGGTTCTAAAGAAGAAGCAGAAAAGAAATTAAATGACGTTTTATACAGGATAAATAATGGCTACATATCAGATTCTGATATGTTATTGAAAGATTACATGCTTATGTGGGTTGATGATTATATAAAAGATGAAAAAAGTGAAAACACATATAATAAATATGTGCAAACAATGGAAAAATATATAAATCCTATGATTGGATCCATTAAACTTAGTGATATTAAAGTTATGCATATTGAAAAATTTATTCGAGATTTAAAAAAAGTCAAAGTAAATACTAATAAATTGATTTCTCCAACTTCTGTTCAAAGTTATTATGGCATTTTAAGAAGTGCTCTTAATAAAGCAGTAAAATTACAGTTAATAAATAATAGTCCTTGCAGATTTGTTGATACTCCAAGACGTGCAAAATTTAAGGCTAATGTGCTTACTATAGAAGAATTAAGACTTATATATAAAAAAGTAAATTCTGATTCATATGAAGATTATATATTTAGACTTGCTTTAGATATTACGTCCGAAACTGGACTAAGGCGTGGTGAATTATGTGGATTAGATATAGATAAAGATATTAATATAGAGAAGCAAACATTAACAATCCAACAAGCTTTAATAAGGGTTAAAAATACTTATGTATTATCTTCAAAATTAAAAACAGAATCATCATATAGGACACTGCCTATAAGTAACTCTCTTTGCAATAAAATTGAAAATCATAAAAAAACATTAAAAATGAATAAACTTAAATATGGAGAATTTTATATAAAAAATAAATTTAATAATGAATATCCTAATCTTTTATTAGTTCAAGAAAACGGAAAATTCATGATACCATCAAGTTTATTACAGAGAATAAAAAGATTGATGAAATATTGCAATGTAGAAAAAAATATACGTTGGCACGATTTACGACATACTAATGCAACTTTGTTATTAGAAGGTGGTGTGAGTATGAAAGTTCTTCAAGAAAGATTGGGTCACTCCTTAATGCAAACTACCAGTGACATTTATGCGCACGTTACTGATAATTTGAATAGAGAAGCAACCCAAACTATATCTAATATTTTAAATATAACAAAATAATTTCTATATATAAAGTAAAAGTACTTCTTTGTTTGTCATATGGGCAAAATGTGGGCAAAGCAATATCTAAATACTGCTCAACCATCCATTTACCTTGTTGCGAGATAAGCCATAAGCCGAGTTCTGTATTAAGCAATCATCTATCTAGGTCTACCGTTGCCAGTAGACTCAAGCGACGCACCCGGAGGCGGGACGGGCAGCCCCTTAATACCTCTCTATTCGGTCTTGCTCCAAGTGGGGTTTACATAGCCGTGAAGTCTCCATCACGCTGGTGAGCTCTTACCATCACCTTTCCACCCTTACCCAAGTAAACTTAGGCGGTATATCTCTGTTGCACTTTCCTTCAAGTCGCCTTGACTGGACGTTATCCAGCACCCTGCCCTATGGAGCTCGGACTTTCCTCTCCTAGATCAAGTCTAGCAGCGATTGCACGTCTCACTCGCAAGATTTATCTTAACATACTTTTATAAAT